TTATTCATCACTGTAGCTTGGCCCTGCATAATTATCGAACCGCGACCATTGGCCGTTAAATGTCAGCCTTACTGTACCGATTGGGCCATTACGCTGTTTACCAAGGATAATTTCTGCTACACCTTTCAGTTCACTGTTATCGTGATACACCTCATCACGATAGATAAACATGATTAAGTCAGCATCCTGCTCAATAGAGCCTGATTCACGCAGATCAGAGTTAACCGGACGTTTATCAGCCCGCTGCTCCAGACTACGGTTAAGCTGGGAGAGCGCTACAACAGGCACCTGTAATTCTTTCGCCAACGCTTTAAGGGAACGGGATATTTCTGCAATTTCCAATGTTCGGTTATCAGAGAGGGAAGGCACCCGCATTAATTGCAGGTAGTCGATCATGATCATACTAAGCCCGCCATGCTCACGGAAAACTCTTCTCGCACGGGAGCGCACTTCAGACGGAGTCAGGCCGGATGAATCATCAATATACATATTGCGTTTTTCCAGCAAAATCCCCATCGTACTCGAAATACGGGCCCAGTCTTCATCATCAAGCTGGCCGGTTCGAATACGTGTCTGATCCACGCGGGAAAGTGATGCCAACATACGCATCATGATTTGATTACCGGGCATCTCCAGACTGAAGATTAACACTGGTTTATCCTGCATCATCGCTGCGTTTTCGCACAGGTTCATCGCAAAGGTTGTTTTACCCATTGAAGGACGAGCAGCAACGATAATCAGGTCAGATTTTTGCAGACCTGCCGTTTTCTTATCCAGATCCTGATAGCCAGTAGAAACCCCGGTTACACCATCATGTGGGCGCTGGTAAAGCTGTTCAATACGTTCAACAGTTTCTTCAAGGATTCGCTCAATCCCTTTTGGGCCTTCGTCTTTGCTTGCACGGTTTTCTGCGATCTGGAATACACGTGACTCAGCCAGATCAAGTAATTCTTCGCTGGTTCGCCCTTGTGGGTCGTACCCCGCATCGGCAATTTCATTTGCAACTGCAATCATATCGCGAACGACAGCACGCTCACGGACAATATCGGCATAAGCATTGATATTGGCGGCACTTGGCGTATTTTTTGACAACTCTGCCAAATAAGCAAAACCGCCGACATTATCCAGTTCTCCATTGATTTCCAGAGATTCTGATAACGTAATCAGGTCAATAGGCTTACCTGTTTCAAGTAAACGCTGCATTTCAGAAAAAATGCGTCGGTGCGGACGACTGAAAAAATCATTGCTGGTGACACGCTCGGATACATTATCCCAACGTTCATTATCCAGCATCAAACCGCCCAACACGGATTGCTCTGCTTCCAAAGAGTGTGGTGGAAGTTTCAGCCCTTCCACTTGGCGATCTTTTGGTTCAGCCATACTGTTGTTAGTTGGTTTTCTTCCAGCCATGTACCACGTCAATCCACTAAACAAGAACGAAATAGCGCATCAGTATACGCCATGAAAACAACCTTGAGTAATTATATATAGTCTAGACTTATAGATAAGACATAATCACTTGATATCAAATCAATAAATTTTATTTCTTAACTTAATTTTCCTTACTTGTTTATATGATTATTTATACATAAAACACTGAACGAACCTATAAACAAAACATAAGATAAGAACAATATAAAAGAAAGAAAAGAATTAAGAGTGAATTTGAGATAAATAAAAATCAGGCAGTACATTAAATGTGCTGAACTATAGCGTGTTGCGCCGCATTTCATTGGTAGCATAAGAGGTTGTCACCTGACCCATAACATTGCAGCTAGTGCCACCTTATCAAAGCGAATCATACATCTGATTAGATAAGGTGACTATTCCCCTGATATTGCGATATTAGAATAATTATTCTGATGAGTTATCGCGAACTTTCCTTTCCAATAATTCTCCGGAATAAGAATCAAAATAACGGCTAGGCCAGATTTCAGAGGGATGTATTTCGAGATAGTTAGCAATTATCCATTCGCCTTTCGGCCACGGTCTGCTGAGAGTATTTGCCAGTGTAGATGAACTGAGTCCTGCTTCACGAGAAACAGCCGCTAAGGTTGTACCGCGCTTACGTAATGCAGCAATAATATCGGCCTGATGCCAGTCATTTCTAACGTTATTCATTCCTGCTACCCCTTCCATTAATTGAGAAAATTTATGGTGGCGATTCAAGACAGGGTTTGCAGACCGGATGTATCCAACCGGTGAGGCCGAAGCCTCCCCTGCCTGAACCGCCATTGAAAGGGCGATAGCAGACACACTGGTAGAAATTTCCTACCAGTGGGATACATTCAAGGCTGCAAAACCTTGACCACCGGATTTTGCCGATGGCGGAGCTACTTTAATGAATTGATTTATCAAATTCAATAAGTGAACCAGTAAAACAGCTTAACTTTTTGCGTTATATGCCATTGAACGTTTTAGTTCGCTGCTGTTGGTCATTCAAGGGAAAGACCAAAGCTCATAGGAGATACGACTATGTAGGCTAATACAGTTTGTTGTTTGACGTCCGTGTCCATGCCGGAAGATTCAATTTGGAATCAGCGACAACAATCCACAGAAAAATTAAACTTGCAATTATTCACTCTTAGAAGAAGGCATTTGCACTCGAATAGAAACGAATCTGCCTTCGGGGATATCAATCAAATCACCATCAGAGTAACCTTCTCGTGTATTTCTGGCGAATACAGGGGCATCTGAGTGTTCACGGTGATAAATCATTAATTTAATGGAGCCATCAGGGAGGACTTCATGGTTGATCCAAATCAATGGTAGTTTGTTCTGGCATAATGGAATATCTATGTTATTCATTGTTCCATCAGTGCCAAGCCCTATAACATTTTGGATTAGATATATCCCTTCAGATAAACGTTGAACAATAGCGCCTTCAGATTCAGCGTTAGTAGTAAAGTTACCGGATGGGTGTATTTCGATGACGGAGAAACTCGGTCTGATATATCCATTGCCATCTTGATGACAATTTTGTCCCAAAGAAAGTACCTCGCCATTACCGGCTCGAATTATTCCTCGAGCTGATATATCACCAGTACGGGTATTGATGAAAACTGTAGCCAGCTCATGAGGGTTTCCGAATGTTGGTTTAAAACCGACACCAAACCATGAACGTATCTCTACATTGTTTCCTTCAAAACTGGCATTGTCAGCGGAACCTGCATTAAAACCACCACCACCCACTATCACTGAAGGCGTTATTAACTGTTTGGCATTGATAACGCCGCGAGTGCCAATCTCTCCATTGCGAGGATTAAAATAAATATTAGTCTCGTCGTTGAGAGTTGACCTCATTCCAATCCCATTCCATGAGAAAAGCTCAACATTATTACCCTCAAACCCAGCGCTATCTTTACCAGAGTTCAAGATGCCATGCTTCTTCCCCCAATCCCCTGTACCTAGATTCAAGGAGGTTTTTGTCCAGTATCTATTTGCAGTCACTTCACCCTGAATAGTACCTCCAGTTTTAGGATAGGCATTTTGGGCTTGACTGACAGTTTCGTCTAATCCTAAGTTACTCACAAACGCCGCCTTATCCGGTATATCCGCCCCGTTCTTCGCCTTCTCCAAATAGAGATCGGAATTGCTATTAAGAGCATTTTGATTGGCGGTATTCGCTAAATCATAAGCTTTCTTAACAGCCTTAGAGGTTGCAGCGGTTAACTCACTGTCACTGTCTGTTTCATTACTTAAAGTAACAAACCCCGGTTCTACATGAGTTGCATAGGGATGATTATGACTTGCGGCGTGTTGAACAATAGCTGTTTTGATTGAGTCTTTGACATATTCCGGTGTGGTAACTGTCACCAGATTGCTATTTTCTGAAACAGGTGCATCAGGCTTCTTATCTTGCATAGTAATTCCCTCATTTAATCAACAATACATATTGCTAAGTAACATGAAGGCGGTGGAATACTGCTCCGCCAGTGAACATCAATAAAATGGGTTCATCAATATTGGAGAGTACGGAGTGACTAATATTTGATAGGTAGCATGTTTTGATGGCAGGATGACATAAAATAACAGGCGGGGAATTAATAAAATCTATCTGATGACTGATAAAACTTGGTGGAATAAAGGCGAGATTTCTCACCTTTTCATGCTTTGATTTATTGCTCTCTACCTTGATGGAGAGTTAATAAAAACCAACAAATTAGCTAAATGCCATCAAAGTTATTTAATCGTTTTTGTTGTCCGCATTTGAGCTAAACGCAAACTCCTTATGTTCAATCTGCCATGTACCAAAACTCATCAGGAATGCAATCGCAGAGTCGATTTTATTCGCGGATTTCTTCTTATTCGGTTTGATATTGGCGTTCGCGTCGGTTTCCATCACCACATTGGACATAGCCCACATGGGCACCGGATCGCCATTGTGACGAATGATTCTGCGGTTCACAAATACCTCGGCAGATTTCTCCATCGGACTAAAGCGTAGACATCAAGATTAGGATTAGCTTTAATCCAAAGGTATCCATCATCAATCTCGTTTTTGGGTTTGCCACGCAAATGGCCTTTGACATGGGGACAGACGTGGGAAAAGGCAATAAAACGCGCCACAACCTCAGAATCAAACACATAAAGTGGGTTATTCAGGTCGTTAAGGTAGCGTTTCACCGCCTGTTTTACCCGTTTACAGGCCGGAATTTTGCCGTTTTCGATATCAAATGCGTACTGTTCCCATGCGTTCATAGGCGATCCAGCTCATCTTCTTCCTCGGTTTCCACCGGATTTTTACGCCGTGACACGGGGTCAAAACCCAGCAACGACGACATTTTTATCATGATTTTTTCAGCGTCTGCTTTGGCACTCAATGACGGATTTCGGCTCTCGCTGCCCTGACTGTTCACAATGCTAAAGCCCCTGATATCAAGGTCTGCCACCGCTTTTCGGTAAATAGAATAGTTCACGCAATACAGTTCTAAGTTGTTCCAGTCGGCGGCGTTCAGGTCTTCCCGCTCACTGAGAATTTTACCTTTGGCCTTCCATTGGCTGGCGGCAATATCATTTAAATATGTGGGCGGTTTGGGTGCTCTTGCCATAATGTTCTCTGTTCCTTGTGAGTTTATTTTCAAAAAAATTGCCGTGCGTAAAAATTGAAGGAGGGGGCGGTTCCGCTGAAAGGGGCATTTGTCATTTTTGATACCCCCACCCCGTTATTTCGTTTAGTTATTATTCTTTTGATAACCAGTCTCGATACCTTGCCGCTTCGGTTTCCTGCTGCCGATAGCTCCCCTGCTTGCGCTTTGCTTTGGTGATGGGATCGGTCTGTACGGTCTTACGGTTATGGCAGGTCTGGCATAACGCCTGATGGTTCGATGCAGGCCAGAACAACACATCAACGTCACCCTGTATCGGGATAATGTGATCCACAATGGTGGCAGGCGTGTAGATACTTTGTTGTAAACAGTGGGCACATAATGGATTGGCTTTCAGATAATGCAGCCGATAGCGTCCCCATCGATTGCTGTAGCCGCGCTGGGTTCGGGTGCCGCGTTGCTTATCCTGCGCTCGTCTGGCTTCCCGTTGGTGCTGCTCACAGCGGCCTGATTTCACCCGCTCACGGCAATTCGGATAGCTACAGCGCTTTAATGGCTGCCACGGCATCAGTAAATTCCCACGTCACGATAGACAGACCATAATGATTTAATGGTGAATGGGACTTCTTTAAGCTCAACGTCCGTTGCCATTTCCCGATTTTCATACAGCAACCCGATATAAAGCAGACAGCCGACTTTGATTGCTGGCGTGAAGTTCAGACCATTATCAAACCGTTTGCCGATATGTTGCTGACAGACTTCCAGCGAGGCTTCAGCGTAAGCAGTAAGCAACGCATCATCAAGGGTATCGCTTTCATCAATCCGACAGTGTTGCTTGATTTCACTCAGGGGAATTTCAATCTGGCTCATCGGAAAACACCTCCCTTACAAAGCAATTCCAAGCGGGTATGTTTTGCATCAGGGATCACTGCCATAATATTGAAGGTCGTTCCTCTGGTGTTCGCGCCATGATAGGTAATGCTGTTCGCTGTCGTAATATCATCACGGTAACGCAGCCAAATACGCATCGTGGCTTCGGAGAAAATAGCACCGGAGGCCATTTTCTCGCGTCCGCTAATAGCTTTCACCTCTGCCCAGACGGTAGCAACATCAATCCACTTGTAGAACTCAGAACCTAACTCATCACGAATGATTTCATTCTTTCGAATGGTGATCCGGTGTCGTAATCTGCCTGCTCTCATGCCTTGTTCTCCGCTGTTTTTTTCACTTCTACCGTTTGCTTCCATGCCTGGCTGAATTCATCACCGCCGTCACGGGGCGATAATCCCTCGCGTTCGCGGGCTTCGTTCGGTGACATAACACCGGATTTAATGGCAGTTTCGTAGCTCTGGAAACGTTCTTTCGGATTGGCGCGCAGCAAATCGGCAGTATCAAATTCCACCTGATAACGCATCCCCTGTTTGGGAGAATTCATCAGCAAGGCGGCTTTGATTTGTTGTTCAAAATTGGCAAGCCACGGGCGCATAGTGATAGTCAGAAAAGCGCGGGAGGCTTCGCTAAAATTGCTGTAGGTACTGTTCGAATATTCTTGCAGAAAGATCGGGCTGACATTGAACATACGGGCGATATCATCAATGGTGAAGCGACGGGAGGCCAGCCATTCGGCATCTTGGTTACTCATGCCTAACTGCTGGTATTCCATCCCACCTTCAAGGATCGGTGTTTTCCCTGCATTGCGAGCGCCCTTGTAACGTTCGAGGGCTTCCAGTGCCTTACTTCCCTTGATTCCATCCAGCCAGTCAGCGGCTTTAATCACACCCGCCGCCATCATGCCATCTTTCATGATGCTTGCCCCGTGGCGTTGTTGTGCCAACCCCAAACCCAGTGTTTCACGGCAAACCGTGACGGGAGAACGCCCCAAAAAGCCATCTTCGGTGGCATAGCGCAGATGCAGGATTTCTTCCTGTAAATAGGTTTTGACCTTGCCGCTATAAGGCTCGGTGATGGCATACGCGAACCGGTGATCGAATAATCGTTGTGGTACGACTGCCGACGGCGGGTAAGGGTGTAATGACTGTGGCTGACCATCCTGCCCCCAGACAATCACCGCATACGCATTGCCATTCAATAAGCAATGACGCATCAGGGTTCTTTTGAACTGATACGGTGTCTGGCAGTCATTCGGGCACTCATTGAGCAAATAATCCACCGGATGGTCACTCAACCATTCGCGGGATTCTTTGCCGTTCTGGTGTTGAACCCGATAGAGATAGCAAGGCATGGAGGCCACCGCTTCACTAATCACTGTGACAGCGTTCATCACAGCGGGTAAGCCTTCCGCCGTGGAGGGAGAAACATGCTCACCCGATTTGGTATTAGCCATGCCTGCCAAAGAAAAAAATTCATCCGGCGTCATGCTGCGGGTTTCAGGGGATTTGCGTGTAAAAGGCCACATGATTACACCTCGGACAGTTGCAGCCAGTAATGACGCAAATCGGCATCACGGGGCTTAGCGGCATTCAGTGAACGCTTGGCAATCTCTACCCCACTTTCAGGATAGGCGGGTAAGCTGGTTATGGTTATTTCCTGTAATTCAGCCTCTAACACGGTTCTGATATAGGGTGTCTGACGGGTATCCCACTGATCTTTAATGGCACGAAAACCAAAGGACATGCCTTGTATATCACCACGTTCAACCAACGTCAGCACATCGTGCCCCAATTGGGTATCTGGCGGCGTTAATTCGAAACGTAATCCGGTGGCATCTTCGGCAAGCTGCAATGTGCCGGACGTGGTGCGGCCTAACAGATTCATCGGGTCATGTTCGTACAACGCCCTGATATCTGTTCCTGCCGCTAAACTGGCGTTAAACGCATTCGGCGCGAATTGTTCGACAAATTCATCCCACAACACGTGTGATCGGCTGTTCCACTTAATCACATAACCTGTCAGCGTCTTATTGCTGGCAGACAATAAGGCGGTGCGGATTTCAAGATCATTCTTCATTAATGGACTCCAAGACTTGGAAAGGGATGCGATATCCCTTCTGCTTAGTTGCTGGACGCTTTCACTTCCAGTACCTTAATTGCGTTGGAATCCACCAGCCCGCCACCCAGATATTTATCGGTATGTACCTTATAAAATCCCGGCTCAGTGATATTGTCAGGACGGGTTCGAATGCCCGTTTCATGGTCAACAATGAAATAACCACGTTTGAAGTCACCCAGACTGATCACACCCTCTGACATAAATTCGAGGTAGTGGACAGGCAAGCCCAGCAGCATATCGGGATCACCCGCCTGTAAACGTTCCCGCCAAATATAATCACCATTGCCGTTTTTCAGTTTCTGCACCTGAGCGGCTGTATTGGAATTCATCACCCAGACAGCATTTTTACGGTATTTATTTTTGAGTAAGAATTTCAGGTCAATCAGGCTATCGGCGGAAAGTGCGGTTACTTCCAGCTTTTGTAAGGTGCCAAACGCGCGAATCTTGTCAGTTTGAGTATCACGAGAATAAGACAGGAATCCTTTCGCTTTTTTACTGCCATCACCACTCACAAGATCCGTTTCTTCGGTATCAACGAAAGTGTCGGCAATTTCGGAAGTCAGCCAACCTAAGATATCCACATCGCTAAAATCGATAATCTCTTGGGTTGTCTTGGGATAGGCATAAATAGGAAACAGCTTAATGCTGACTTCTTCCATCTTTGGTGTGGCAGTCTCAGTACGTGCCTTGCCTTCTTCCCCGTATGCCACGGCTGCACCACCGACTGAAACTAACTGTTTGTATTCGTTGCTGCGTGTAGTTTTCACCGTACAAATCCGGCGCATGATTGATTCATCAGTCAGTTGTTGCATGATTTGTTTGTTCAGCTCAGGGATAACGGTATAGCCGCCCTCAGACGGAACGCCCATAGATAAGGAACGAGCCTCGCCAGTCAGAACATAGTGGCGCAGTTCATCATTGCTGAGCTTTTTGCTGGTCGGTTGTTCCTTTACCTGACTGCGTTCCTCGTCAGCCAAAGATTCATAACGGGCAATTTCAGTATTCAGTGTGTCGGACTGGCTGCGCAGTTCGTCGAACTGTTTGGCTTCATCGGTATTCAGTGAGCGCTTTTCGTTTTCCGCTTTGATAAGCAGCGAACGCATTTGTTGGGTTAAATTGGATTTTTGTTGGCGTAGTTCGAGAAGTTTTTTCATAGTGTTTTTATATAATGTATGTCGGGTTAAATTAGCTATAATTTTTAACACCATGAAAAATAATATAAAGTTATCTATTTGTGATGGGTGACTACACAAAATCAGAGGCAGGTCTAAACAAAAGCCTATTATTTTGTGTAATCCGACAGCCTGCTTTGTGCCATAAGTGGATACTCATAGTACGAAATTAATGGAGGAGTTGGCTCATCCCAATTGGATGAACCAGAAGCAAAAGATCATTTCAGAGCAGCGTTGATAGCATTTATGAGATTTGTGCAACCTTGAACCTCATTTGCAGATAGGTCAGTGACAGAATGATCTCGTGACCACTTTAAGAAGGCCTTAGCTAGTTTGTACTTGGAAAAATTTTTACCAATCTTCTTTTGGAACAAATCAATAATAGGTTTATCTCCAGCGCTAGCTAATGCAGTTGTTATGTCCCAACTTAGCTCGGATTTGGCTATCCTGACCAATGTTTCTCTAAGTAGGTCTTCAATTTCAGCTTTCTCAATTTTAGGAACTGAAAAATCGGAGGTTCGCAGAATTCTTTTATTGCTAAGGCGGTGTACTAGAATTTCTTGGCGTGCTGCTTGATCACCAGCATTATCTGAGTCAAGTAGAGCCGCGACCTTTAGATTGTGTGAGGTAAGAATTGTTGCGAAATATACTACCTTACTGGCTGTATTGGCTGGCACAAGCGCAATCTTGTCGTGTAAAAATGTAGTTCCCCCATCTCTAAGCAGGCCGGAAATAGCTTCGATATACCAATAATCCGTCAGACCTTCCAAAATCAAATTACGCTGGTTTGCAAACAAACTTTGAGCTAAATCGTAGCCAAGCGCTTCCTGTAGCGGCAACAGCGCCGCAGGATCACTGGAGGACACTGTAGTATGAACTTTTGTACCAGCAGCCCTATCGGTTAACTCTACAACTCTTACTATATCGAGTTCATCCGGGCCAACAAGAAATGGTGAGTGAGTTGAGTATAAAGTCTGATTTTCATCAGCAAGTAATGAGATCGTTTTTCTAAACTCTCTCTGCTTCAAAGCATGAAGACTAACTCCAGGCTCATCTAAAAGTAAAATAGTGTTCTTATGTTTCCCTTTAGCCTCAGCAAAGAACACTATGAAGAACGAAACAAGCCATTGAAAACCCTCGGAGCGCTGGTCAAGTTCAACTTCAACGCCAATGTTATCTTCTACAACCACCTTGAGATATTGCCCATCGGCAACCAGTTTAAGCTTGCTTGCCTCTGCTTTGTTATCAGCGGGGTTCCATACTCTAATGATTTGCTGAGTCAACTCAACACTGGCTGCATTGAGCTCATAGCTGCGCTGGTCTAATCTTTTTCGGAAGCTATCTAGATCAGTTGAAGTATGACTTGGATCGGACGTTTTTCCGAGTTCAGAAAGTTCCTGGGCAGTAAAGCCAAGCAA